ATTCAACATCAGGTTCTTACACAGTTCAATTTAAATATGCTTCAGGAAGTGGTGATTCATTTACTTTTGCTGCAGGAAATAAAGGTGATGCTGTTGTATTTGCAACTGGAAATGATGGTACTAATCCAGATATAGATACTTTACCTGCTGGAGATGTAACATTAACTGGTACACAAACTTTAACAAATAAAACTTTAACTAGTCCTAAAATTGGTACTTCTATTTTAGATACAAATGGAAATGAATTAGCTCTACTTACAGCTACAAGTTCTGCAGTAAATGAATTTACAATTGCAAATGCTGCAACAAGTGCAGGACCAACTCTTTCATCAACAGGTGGTGATACAAATATAGATATTAATATAACTCCAAAAGGAACTGGAGATGTTGTTCTTGCTGGTGATACAGTAAAAGTTGGAGATTCAGGAGCAGCAGCTACATTAACTTCAAATGGTGCAGGCACACTTACAGTAACAACAGGTGGAGCTTCAGACTTAATAATGAGCACTAACTCTGGTACTAACTCAGGTACAATTACTATAACAGATGCTGCTGATGGAGATATAACTATTGCTCCTAATGGAACTGGACAAGCTAAAGCAGTAGACGCTGCAGATGCTACAGGTGCAATTAAAATTGCTGGTAAAGAAACTATATGGGTTCCAGCAGTTGCAATGTATCCTAATACAACAAGTGGATGTGCAGACATAGCACAAGTTGAATTATCAAATGGTCCTGAAATTAAAGTTTTAGATTTTGACAAAGACTCTGATGAGTTTGCACAGTTTGCTGTTGCATTTCCTAAATCATGGAATGCAGGAACAGTAACTTTTCAAGCATTTTTTACAGCGACTTCAACAAATACAGGAACTACAGCATGGGGACTATCTGGTGTAGCTTTAGCAGACAACGGTGATCTAAATACAGCTTTTGGAACACAAGTTGTTGCAACAGCAAAAGCACATAGTGGAACTTCAAATGATTTAGATGTTGCAGCTGAAAGTGGAGCGGTAACAATAGCGGGATCACCTAGTGCAGATGAATATGTTTTCTTTCAAATATCAAGAGATGTTTCAGCTGATGATTTAAATGCTGATGCAAGATTGCTTGGAATTAAACTATTCTTTACTACAAGTGCCGCTAACGACGCATAAAAGGTATAGAATATGAGAGATTTAAAAAATAAACTTACAACAGGTAAGCACACAAAAAATATACAATCAAGAAAAGGTAAATCATTTGGTTATCAAATTTTAGGATTTGGTTCTGGTGGTGCACTTTGTACAGATTATATATGTGCAACTGGAGGAAATTCTGTAATAGAATGTGGGTCTTTTAAAATTCACGTTTTTACAAGTTCCGGAACTTTTTGTGTAGCTAGAGCTGAAGTGCCTGGTAACAATAACGTAGATTATATGATAATTGCTGCTGGTGGTGGCGGAGCACAGCACAAATCTGGAGGCGGAGGAGCTGGAGGATTTAAAGCATCTTCTGGTGCAGCTTCTGGTTGTTACACAGCGAGCCCTTATGGTTCGGGAGTATCGGCAGCACCTGTTTCAGTTCAAGGTTATCCTATAGTTATAGGTGCCGGTGGTCCTTCTTCTACTAATGGATCTCGTGGAGCTAATTCAACAGGATTTAGTATAACATCAACTGGTGGTGGTGGAGGTGCAGCCTCAACTAATGCACCTAGCTGTCTACCAGGAGGATCCGGTGGTGGAGCCGGTGGCGGAGGTTCAGCGGGTGGAGCGAGTCCACCGGGTCAAGGAAATGGTGGTGGAGGCGGACATCCTGGATCTTATAACGGAGCTGGCGGAGGCGGCGGCGGAGCTGGAAGCAGCGGCGGCGGAGCTTCAAGTAACCAAGGAGGTTCAGCTGGAAACGGAGAAGGAATAGCTATTACAACAAGTTCTTGTTTTGGAACACCAGGACCAAGTGGTTCTTTAAGATATTATGCAGGTGGCGGAGCAGGAGGCGTTGACACTCGAGGTGGTGGAACTACAGGCCCTCAACCCGGAATAGGTGGTGGAGGAACTGGAAACGGTGGTCCACAACCAGCAGGAGCAGATAACACCGGTGGCGGCGGAGGCGGCGGTGAAGCTGAAGGACCTGGAACTGGTGGATCAGGTGTAGTAATAGTAAGGTATAGATTTAAAGAGTAAATATATGGCACATTTTGCAAAAATAAATGATAACAATGTTGTTCTAACAGTTCTTGTAGTGGCTAATAATCATACAAGTAATGATGAAGGAATAGAAGTGGAAAGCATTGGTCAAGCATTTTTACAAAAAGTTGCTAATTGGCCTTCTGATAAATGGATTAAAACTTCTTACAACACAAAGAATAATGTACACAATTTAGGTGGAACTCCTTTTAGAGGAAATTTTGCCGGCATAGGATTTATATGGGATGAGGCTAATCAAATATTTTGGACTCCACAACCGCATGCAAGTTGGGTTAAAAATACTACAACTGCAGATTGGGATGCACCTCATAATAACAAACCAGATTTAGATACGACACAGGAAAGTCAGAATGCTGCTAAAACTCATGCTTGGGAATATCAGTGGGATGAGGATGCTTATCAAGCTGATAATAATACAGGATGGGTAATAGTTAACAAAGGTGCATAAACTGTTTTGTTTCTTAAAAAGAAATGAAGAAATTAATTAATAAGAAAGTATTAAGTGAAACACTTTTATATCATGGTGATATAAAATTACCATTAGATTGGAAAATTGATAGAGACCAATTATTACTTCATGAAGTTTACGCTAATATAAAAAATCAAGATTTTATTCCGTGTAAACCATACGATATTCTTAATTTATATATTATAGAACATTTGTATGTTGAACAAAATTTAACAATAGAAAATATTAAAAACTGGGGAACTGAATATAATCCACTAGAAACTTCAGAACCTTTTTGTCATGTTAATTATGATAATATATTAGAGTCACCTGATTATATTTTATTATATGGAGTCAGAACAAAAGATTGTATTGTAAAAATAAAATACGATGAAAATAAAAATTTAAATAAACAATGGAATATATCTTTAGAAGATAATAAATTTGTTATGTTTCCTTCTTCGTGCACGTATCACATAAAGAATAAACAAAAAGAAAAATCAAATTTTATACATTGTATAACTTATAAAATTGTAAAATGAATTTAGAAAATAAATATTGGTGTTTTAAATCAGCACTGTCACATAAATTTTGTGATGAAGTAATAGAATATGCTTTGAGTCGTAATGAAGTTAAAGCGTTTACAGGAATTGGTACAGATCAGAAAAACAATTCAAGAAAAAGAAAATCAGATGTAGTTTGGTTAAACGAACCTTGGATTACCAAAGAAATTCATCCATATGTACAGACAGCAAATGAAAATGCAGGTTGGAATTTTGATTGGGATTCTTCAGAAGATTTTCAATTTACTAAATATAAAATAGGCCAATACTACGATTGGCATTGTGATAGTTGGGATAAACCTTTTGAAAAAACAAAAAATTTTGCTGCTATACAAGGTAAGATTAGAAAATTATCTGTCACCTGTCAATTAACAGATAGTTCAGAATATACTGGTGGTGAGTTAGAGTTTGATTTTAGAAACTATGATCCACATATGAGAGATGAGAACAAGCACGTATTTCAAGCTAAAGAAATATTATCTAAAGGTTCTATTATTGTTTTTCCATCTCACCTTTGGCATCGTGTAAAACCTGTAATCTCTGGCACTAGATACAGTTTGGTTGTCTGGAATTTAGGATACCCTTTTAAATGAAAATATTAATAGTAGGAGGAGGAAGTGCTGGATGGATGACAGCAGCCACTTTAGAGTCACAACTTCCACAACATAAAATATCTTTAATAGAATCTAAAAATATATCTACTGTAGGAGTTGGAGAAAGCACATTGGGACAAATAACTGATTGGATGCGTATTCTTAAAATTGACGTAAAAGATTTTATAAAACATACAGAAGGTAGTTATAAACTCAGTATTAAATTTACTGATTTTTATAAAAAAGGTGAGTCTTTTCATTATCCTTTTGGAGAACCACAATTAAATAATAATTTAAGAGGCAATAATGATTGGTGGTATAAAAAAATTTTATATCCTAAAACTCCCATATCTAATTATGCTGAGTGTACTGATCCTATGCAAATGGCATATATAAATTTAAAAAAATTTAATTCTGAAAAATGCGATTATGCTTATCATTTTGATGCTACTAAATTTGGTTTATGGTTGAGAGATAAATATTGTAAAAAAGTAAAACACATTGTAGACGATATAAAAACAATTGAACAAGATGAAAATGGAATTGTATCTTTAAATAAAAAATACAAAGCAGACTTGTATATAGACTGCACTGGATTTAAATCTTTACTATTAGATAAAACTTTAAAAGAACCTTTTGAATCTTATAGTGATATATTACCAAATGACTCTGCTTGGGCTACAAAAATACCTTATAAAAATAAAAGAAAAGAACTTAATCCATATACTAATTGCACTGCTATTGAAAACGGTTGGGTTTGGAATATACCACTTTGGTCTAGAATAGGAACAGGATATGTATATTCATCTAAATTTGTTGATGATCAAACAGCTTTAAAACAATTTAAAAAATATCTTAAAAGAGATGATTTAAAATTTAAAAATATAAAAATGCGAGTGGGAATACATAAACGACTTTGGGTTAAAAATGTAGTTGCAATAGGATTAGCTGCAGGTTTTATAGAGCCTTTAGAAAGCAATGGTTTATTTACTGTTCATGAATTTTTAATAAAATTATTAAGAAATATGCAGAGAGATAAAATATCTCAATGGGATAAAGAAAATTATAACTATCAATGTAAACTTATATTTAGAGAATTTGCAGAGTTTGTTGCAGCTCATTATGCTTTATCAAATAGAGATGATACACCTTATTGGAGATACTGTTTAAATAAAAACTGGGAAGAATCTTTATTAACTTTAAAACCTAAAATTATGCATGGTTTTTTTGAATACGCTAGAGCTAGAAACATAGACTATCAATTTAGATCAGATGGTGGTTTTTCTTATATTGCGGCAGGAATGCACTGGGCACCTGTAGATAAAATTAGTTTAATTAAAAGTGGATTAAAAGATTTTGAACTTGAAAATGTTTTTCAACAAGCTATAAATAATATAAATAATAGAAAGGAACATTGTGAAAAATTAGTTTCTAAAGAAATTAATTTTTTCGATGCGGTAGAAAATGCACATAACTAATCATTTTGAAACACCTATTTGGGTAGAAGATAAACCAGATTTTATTAATTCTTTAAATAAAGCAAGTAATAAATATATTAAAGAAGCCAGAACAAGAGAGAAACAATATATAAAACAAAATGGTGATTTTGGAAGATCCTATCACTCAACTCCATTGTTGGCAGACTCTCAATTTTTAGATTTTAGAAATTATGTAGGAGAAGCATCCTGGGGGTTTTTAGATAAAATGGGTTATGATATGTCAGAATATACAACTTTTTTTAGTGAGATGTGGGTACAAGAGTTTGCTAAAAAAGGTGGTGGACATCATTCAGCACACATACATTGGAATCAACACGTATCAGGTTTTTACTTTTTAAAGTGTAGTGATAAAACTTCTTATCCAAGATTTCATGAACCAAGAACTGGTGCAAGATCAACTAAACTAAAAATAAAACCTGACACTCAACTTGTTCCTGGTTCTGATATGATTCATTTTAAACCAAAACCAGGTTCGTTAATAATATTTCCTGGATATTTAGAACATGAATTTACAGTTGATCATGGTATTGAACCATTTAGATTTATACACTGGAACATACAAGCTATTCCTAAAGCCATGGCCAAAAATGATAACTAAAGTTAATAACATTCTTCCATTTCAAACCAATAGGGATATTATTCAAATGTTAATAAATGAAGCTAGGTGGAAAATAGCAAGTGATGTTGGAAGGTTTAATGGAGAAAAACTAAATTCTGATATAGATAAAATGTTAGATGATGATGTAAGCAATGCAGGATTTTCATGTGTAACTTTTGATAGAAAATATAACCATAAAGTCAATACAGCACTTAATTTATATGGTGATATTATTTTTTATACAATTAAAAATAAACTTAAAACAATAGAAACTTTATACAGAATTTATTGGAATTATTATGATACTTCTTCAAAAGCTAGTTTACATAAAGATGAATTAGAAGAAGGATATTATTCTGTTATATATAATTTACATACTAATGATGGTGGAACCGAAATAGATAATAAGTTTTACCCTAGTGTAGAGGGACAAGCTTTAGTTTTTCCTAGTAATGTTTTACACAAAGGAATAGCTAGTACAAAGTCTAAGCACAGATTTAATTTAAATATGATAGTAAAATGAGTTTTAAAAAAAATAAATATTTAGTTATCAAAGAAGCTATACCAAAAGATATAGCAGAATTTTGTTATAATTATTTTTTACTTAAAAAAATTGTTGCTAAAACTTTATTTGATACAAAATATATATCACCATTTACAAAAGACTGGGGTATATGGAATGATGTCCAAGTGCCTGAAACATACTCCCATTATGCTGATATAGCAATGGAAACTTTATTGATAAGAACTTTACCTGTAATGGAAAAAAAAACAGGATTAAAATTAAATCCATCTTACTCATATGCTAGAGTATATAAAAAAGGTGATGTGTTAAAAAAACATACAGATAGATTTAGTTGTGAAATATCTACCACTATGAATTTAGGAGGAGATAAATGGCCTATATATCTTAAATCAAATAATAAAAAAATTAAAGTAGATCTAAATCCAGGGGACATGTTGGTTTATAGAGGATGTGATTTAGAACATTGGCGAGAAGTTTTTACAGGCAAAGATTGTGTGCAAGTTTTTTTACATTACAACAACGTAACAACTAAAGGGGCTAGTAAAAATATATTTGATGGACGTAAACATTTAGGATTACCTGGATGGTTTAGAAGAAACATTAAATGAAAATAAAATATGAAATAACACCTGCATTTAAGATAGATTTTTTTAAAATAAAATGCTGTAATTTTAAACATAAAAGAGAACACATAGAAGAGATCTTAAAACAATATCCAGAAATACCTATCAATAATTTTAATAGCAATAGAAACAAAGCCGATTTTACTTGGCAATTACAAGAAATATTTAAAGATGAGTTTACTCTAATAAAAACTAGATATAATAAAACAATAGATATTAAACATGCTTGGTCCGTAACTTATAATAAAGGTGAATACCATATTCCACACAATCACAGCTCACAAGGTTACTCTGGTATTATTTATTTAAGGATGAAAAAAGATTCTCCTAAAACAAATTATATACAACCTTGGAATAGTGAAAGAGATATGACTAGGTCTTATTGTCCCTCGGTAGAAGAAGGGGATATGATGATAGTACCACAATTTTTACTACATTATACAGAACCAAATAAACTTACATTTAAAAAACGTATTATTTCTTTTGATTTTTTCTTAAAATAGTTTTACTGTGCTATTATGCTACAAAAAATAGGATTTCAGCCTGGTATTAATAAACAACTAACTCCTACAGGAGCAGAAGGTCAATGGGTAGACTGTGATAACGTTAGATTTAGATATGGCACACCTGAAAAAATAGGGGGTTGGAATCAATTAGGAAATGTTAATGAAAATGAACTTACGGGAGCAGGGCGTGGACTTCATCATTATGTTAATAGTTTAGGTAGAAGATACGCTATAATTGGCACAAATAGAATCTTATATGCTTTTTCTGGAGGTGTATTTTATGATATACACCCTATTAAATCTACAACAACTCTTACAAGTGCATTCAGCACGACCAACGGATCACCAACTGTTACAATAACTTTTGCAACAGGTCATGGTATTAATCCTCAAGATATAGTTTTATTAGATAATTTTACTACAATAACTAATTCTAATTTTAGCGCATCGGACTTTGATAATAAAAAATTTATGGTAACTTCGGTTCCAACAACTACAAGTATTACAATCACAATGCCTTCAAATGAGTCTGGCTCTGGTGCAACTACATCAGGTGGTATTAGAGTTCAACATTATTACTCTGTAGGTTCAGCTGTACAAGAAAAAGGTTTTGGTTGGGGTTTAGGATCTTGGAGTGGAGAAGCTTCTAATGCGGTGACTACTACTTTAAATGGAGCTTTAGGTGATAATGCTTTTGGAACAGGTGGATCTGGAACTTCAATTGTTTTAGCAGATGCTACACAATTTCCTAGCACAGGAACTAATTTTATAAAAGTAGGAACAGAGGAAATATCTTATACAGGAGTTACAAGTGGTACTACCTTAACTGGCATTACAAGAGCTGTTAGAGGAACAACAAGAGCTGCACACAGTGATGGGGCAACTGTAACAAACACAACTGATTTCGTTGCATGGGGTGAGGCAGCATCTGGTGACTTAGTATTAGAACCTGGTATGTGGTCATTAGATAATTTTGGTGACAAAGCAATTTGTTTAATTCACGATAGTGCTGTGTTTGAATGGAACTCTGGTGCATCAAATGCAACAGATACAAGAGCAACTATTATATCAGGTGCACCAACTGCATCTAGACATATGGTTGTATCAACACCAGATCGTCACTTAGTGTTCTTTGGAACAGAAACAACTATAGGTGATACAGCTACACAAGATGATATGTTTATTAGATTCTCTGACCAAGAGGACATAAATACTTATACACCAACAGCAACCAATACAGCTGGTACACAGAGACTGGCCGACGGATCACAGATCAGAGGAGCAATTCGTGGTAGAGATGCAATCTACGTTTGGACCGACACAGCTTTGTTTACACAACGTTTTGTTGGTCAACCATTTACATTTGCTTTTTCACAAGTTGGAACTAACTGTGGACTTGCGGGACAGAACGCATGTGTAGAAGTTGATGGTGCTGCATATTGGATGTCAGAAAATGGTTTCTTTAGATATGCTGGTAAATTAGAATCACTACCATGTTTGGTTGAAGATCATGTATACAATGACATAAATATTGAATCTGGTAATCAAATGATCTCTGCAGGATTAAATAATTTGTTTGGTGAAGTTATGTGGTTTTATCCTAGTTCAACATCTTCTGTTGTAAATAAAATGGTTTGTTATAATTATTTTGATTCATCTCCACAAAGACCTGTTTGGACTGTTGGTACACTTGCTAGAACTATGTGGCAAGATTCAGCAGTATTTAGTTTACCTCACGCATTAGAATATGATGCTAGCACAGATACATCGTTTGATGTAATTGGAAACACTGAAGGTAGAACAAGTTACTATGAACACGAAACAGGAACAGATCAAAATAGAAGTGGAACAATAACTGCTATAACTGCAAACATAACATCGGGAGACTTTGACATAAGTCAAAGAAGAGGTATTACAGGTCAATCAACTGGTTTAGCTGATCTTAGAGGAGATGGTGAGTTTTTAATGAAGATCAGAAGATTTATACCAGATTTTATAACACAGACCGGATCAACAAGAATAACTTTAGAATTAAGAAATTTTCCTAATGAAACATCTGCAAGCTCAGCGTTAGGTCCTTTTGATATAACTTCATCTACTTTAAAAATAGATACACGTGCAAGAGCAAGATCTGTTGCTTTAAAAGTAGAAAATACAGCATCAAGTCAAAGTTGGAAATTAGGAACTTTTAGATTAGATATACAACCGGATGGACGTAGATAATGGCAAAGATAGTACAAGTATTAACAAGACCCGCACAAGAATATGATTACACGGTTGCAGAGGCTCAAACTAGAGACATAGATGGTATTATAGTAAAATTAAATACTACATATCAACAAGAACTAAAAGATGAGGTAGAAGCTCAAAACTTCTTTTTAAATTAATGGCTAACAGTTTTATAAATAAAAAAGTAGATTTAACTACAACAGATTTAACAACATTATATACAGTGCCAAGTGCAAAAACATCTGTAGTAAAATCTATATTGGTTTGTAATGATTCAGGATCTAGTTGCAATATAGATATTACTTTAGTAGATGCTAGTAGCACTATATTTAGTGTGTTTAAAACAAAGACTATAGCAACAGTTACTACAACAGAACTTTTAACTAACCCATTTGTAATGGAAGAAAGTGAGATACTAAAAGTACAAGCTTCTGACGCGAACGAGCTGCACGTCATAGCTTCAATATTAGAAATACAGCCGCGAGAGGTAACAACATAATGAAAGAACTGACACCAGAAAAAATAATAGAAAAGATAACTAATAAAAAAACAGGCGAAGAATATAAGAGTGATAATGAATGGAAAACAAAGGGTATATCACCAGACGACATTAGACGTGATGTAACGGTAATAATGCCAAGCCTTGATTTTTTAAGTAAAACAAAATAGAATAGATAAATGGCCATAACAAACGCACAACAATATCAACAACTAGTAAACCCACCTATGAAAGGTAATAAAAGACCTGGATATCGTGGTGATGATGCGTATGGTGGTGGACGAGATCCTAGCGATCCTTCTGGTGATAAAGGAATGGGTAATAGAGAAAAATATTCAGCTACAGCAACTCAACTTGGACCTAAATCAAGAAGTAATACTCAAGATAAAGACGAAAAAAATATTTTAGAAAAAGGTTTTGATTTTTATAAAAAAATTTCTCCAACATATAATTTTGTTAGAGGTGTAAGAAGTCTTTTGGGTCCAAAAAATTTAGGTATTAGAGATGGATATAATATGGCAAACATTGCAGGACCATCATCAATTGATGACGACGATGATGATACAAATAACGAAGATGGACAATCAATATTTTTATCACCAATGGTAGCTCAAGCACCAAGCATCGTGGAACAAGAACCAGTAGTAGAAGAGGAAGAACCTTTTGAATTTGCAAGAAGATATAGAGCTGAAGGTGGTATTATGAATACTGATGTTGTAGGTGGTGAAATGGATTTTGAATCTGCAAGACAGATGTATGGTTTAGGTAAACTTGTTAAAAAAGTTACAAGAACAGTTAAGAAGATTGCAAAGTCACCAATAGGTAAAGCTGCATTAGTGGGTGGTGGATTAGGATTAGCTGGTATAGGACCACTTCAAGATTTAAGACAAACTGGTTTTGGAAAAGGTCTTGCCGGTTTTTTTGGTGAGGGTAGTTTTAATCCATTAAGAAGAATTGTTGGAGCTGATAAAGATCCATTTTTTAGTCCTTTTGGAGAGTTAATAGGTAAAGTAGGACCAGGCACACTAATTGCAGGAGCATCAGCAATATCAGGATTATTAACAGCAGAACAAGAAGAGGAAGCACAAAATATTGCAGATGAAACAGGAATAGATATAGCAGAGATAAGAGCTAACCCTAACAAATATCTAGCAAGAAGATTTAGAGCAGAAGGTGGATCTATGGATGAGCCAGTTGCTAAAAAGACTATGCCACTATTAGATATGGGTGGTAAAGAAATGGATTTAAGAGCTGAAGGTGGATTTGTTCCAATAGGTAGAATGGAAAAAGCAGATGATGTCCCTGCAAGATTATCAAAGAATGAATTTGTATTTACAGCTGATGCTGTAAGAAATGCAGGTGAAGGAGATGTGGACAAAGGCGCAGAAGTTATGTATAACATGATGAAAAACCTCGAATCCGGAGGTGACGTATCGGAAGAATCGCAAGGATTAGAAGGCGCACGTAAAATGTTTCAAACATCACAAAGACTAGAGGAAGTATTATAATGGCTATTCAACAATCACAAGTTTTACCTGCACAATTTGTTCAAGATCTAGGACAAGATTTAGCAAAACAAGTAGTAGCACAATCAGGTGTACCTGTTGTATCAACTGGTATTGCTGGTATATCACAACAAGCTGGTGAATCAGCAGCTGATTTTGCAGCAAGACAAAGTGCTGCTCAACAATTTACAACAAGACAACAAAGTTTATCAGGACTTGCACCACAAGTAGCAGGTCAAGATGCATTACAAACACAAGCTCAAACATTAGCTCAACAAGGTGTAGGATCTTTTCAACCATTTTTAAATCAAGCACAGACACAAGCAACAGTAGCTTCTGGTTTAGGAACCACGGCTCTTGGACAACTACAAGGTATACCTACAGGAGCAGCTACATCACAACAAATACAAGATTTTATGTCCCCTTATCAATCACAAGTGATTGATGCTACATTAGGAGAATTTGATCGTAATAAACAAATACAAGAACAACAGATCAGAGACCAACAAACCGCTTTGGGTGCGCTCGGCAGTGGTCGAGCGGGAGTGCAACTCGCTGAGTTTGGCACAGGGGCAGCGAGAGAACGAGCTTTATTACAAGCCGGTCTCTTACAGCAAGGTTTTGGACAAGCTCAAGCTGCAAGACAGCAAGACATCCAAAACAGA